AAGTTTGCTTCCCCAAGAACATACGTTCGAATTGTGATGTGTGTTTGGTGTTAATAAAAATTGTTAGCGATATGTTTTGATGATTCTTGTGGATAATAGAAATTGTTATTGTTAAGATAAAAATGTTAATTGATGAGGTGGTTTGTTTTAGTAGTGATGTAAAATGTTAATTGATTAGGTAAATAAAAAATACTTGACAGAGGTGCGCACATGTGGTATACTTAAATCATCAAATGGGATAGAAAATTACAACAAGGGAGGAAATAAGATGACAGTAAAAGAATTGTATACGGTATGTGACAATTTGTATGATTCTACAATGGTTAAAATGTTTAAAGCTAACGGAGTTGTTGATCGTATGTATATGAGAGATTTGGTAATACGTTATGGAAACAATGAAGTAGTATGGTTCGAGTTATTACAATTTGGAACGTGTATGATCGAGGTGCGGTTATAACAGTAAGAGATTTTAATTTGCTGTATCATCAAGAGATACAGCAAATTAAAATATGTAAATAAGGAGGAATGAAAATGATTTCAAAGTCTAAGGAGCGCATTACACTTTCATTATTAAAAACAAATATTGAATCAGTTGAATTTGAAAGCGAGTGCAATAATCAAACAAAGAGTGAATTTATTGATATTTTAATTACAGATTATATGAATGATTATTTGTTTAAAAGAGTAGTAGAAATAAATATTATGGAAAAACTTAAAGAGTTAGGTTTTAATTGCACACATTTGTTAAATATTAAAATTGATCATGACAAAATTATGATTAAAACTAATGGTTATTATAATAACAATATAGTTAGTATTATAGCAGAGTCAACATTTGATTTCAATATTAAAATTCTGCAATCAATTAAAAGAACGGAAAATTAGTAGGGAGGATTATATATGGCTAGGAAAGTTAGTAGAAGAGATTTATTAGAGCGTGAATATAGATCATTAGTTAAGGAGTTTAACGAAAGAGCAAAGGAAATTAAAAAAGCTGGCAAAGCATCAAAAACGGTGGATTACATTAAATCCACAATTAGTTCAAATGCAATTGGAAAAAGAGGGAATTTATTGCATCGCTTAAAATCTAGAAAAATTAGCAATTACGAAGAAGCAATACAGTTATTAAAGAAAGTTAGAAACTGGAAATCATCAACATTAGAGGGAGTAAAGGAAATAGAGAATCAAAGAATAGAAACAATGAAAGAAAATTACCCAGAGCTTGACAGAATGTCAGACGATGAAATCAATGAAATACTTACTTTTTTAGGAAGTGTTAACGGTGTTGAATCAAAAAATAAGTATGACAGTGATCAATTGATTCTAGCTTTGGGAGTGCAGAAAATAGATAACAGAAATAAATCTATTAAAGATATATATGATGAAATGCAAGAGTCTGACAAGACAATGGCAGATTACATTCGCAATTCACTAGAGAAAAATAAGGATAAAGATTGGATTTCATTTTAGTAACTGTTAATATGGGGGTGGAAAATGTTGTATTTAAAAAAACCAGATACATTACCAGATGCACGGCTATCTGGTTTTTATTATACTTATTCGTTGGCATCAATAGAGAAAAAAATAGATTATCTAGTAAACAATGATGGACTTTTACTAAATAAAAAAGGTAAAGCATTGTTATCCACCCCATTAACGTTTGATATTGAAACTTCTTCGATGCCAGAAAATGACTCACATAATCCGAAGGAATACATGTTAGGTTTTCCGTATCTATATCAGTTGTATTTGCTTGACACCGTTTTTTTCTGTCGAACACGAACACAGTGTTATATGCTCTTTTCTGAAATAGAAAGAGTATTATTAAAACACAATATTCAAGCTGTTTGCTATGTGCATAATTTGTCGTTTGAGTATCAGTTTCTTAAATCAATACTAAACATAGATTTTACTAAAGTATTTCTTGTAAAGAATAGAAAAGTAGCAAAATTTGAGCTTAATTCTGATACAATTATTTTTCGTGACAGTTACCTTTTATCTAATATGTCACTTGCCAAGTTTTGCGAAAACTACAATACAGCAGAATATCAGAAAGACAAGGAGCTAATAGATTATGAAATCATTCGTTATCCATGGAGTGAGCTTTCAGATGAAATTCTATATTATTCCGGAATGGATGTAATTACATTATATCAAGCTGTTATGTCAATAATGACAAAAGAAGGTGACACGCTAAAAACAATTCCAATGACAAATACTGGCTATGTTCGACGATCATACAAAAAAGCCTGCTTAGGAAGCACATACAACGGCGGTTCATATCGGGCGAAATCAGATGCTAAATTTAAGCAGAAAAAAACATATCGGCAAAAGTACATGGACAAAGAAAAGATAACACTAGAGCAGTATAATCTATTAGTGAAAGCTTTTCGCGGCGGTAATACGCACGCTAATCGTTATAAAGTAGGCAGAATAATATCAAACGTTACTTCATATGATTTTGCATCGTCATATCCTGCTGTAATGATATGTTCGAATCAATTCCCTTCGGGCAGGCTAATGGAATGCACTAATTCTGTTCAAACACCTGATGGAATCGAATATTACATCAAAAACTATTGGTGTATTTTTGAAGCTGTTTTTGAGGATGTTAAGTTAAGGGATAACATTAAAACTCCTGTGCCATACATTCCAAAATCAAAAATGGTATGTTCTTCATCTGCATACAATACTGGGATTTTTGATAATGGCCGTTTGATATCGCAAAAGGATTCCTTTGAATTTAGTTTTCTGGGATGTGAATATCATATAATTAAAAATCAATATGCGGGAAAAATGAAAATAACAAAGGCATACTATACAACAAAGGGATATTTGCCCGATGAAATAAGAAAAGAGTGTTCAAATTGGTATGTAAAGAAAACAGAGTTAAAGGGTATTGAAGGTTCAGAATATGAATATATGAAATCAAAAAATCGTGTAAATGCATCCTTCGGCATGATGGTTGAGAAAATTGTAAAAGATATATCAGATTTTTCGGAGGGCACAGGTGAATTGACATTACGAACTCCTACCGAAGAAGAAGCGAAAAGTCAAATTGAATCATATTATAATGTAAAAAGTGGAAAGTTTTTAAATTATCAGTGGGGGGTAACGGTTACTGCACTAGCTAGAGTTCGCTTGCAGGAATTGATAGATATGACATACAAAGATTTTATTTATGCTGATACTGACTCTGTTAAAATCGAGAATGGGGAGAAATATAAAGAATTACTAGAAAACTATAATAAAAAATGGATTGAATATGCGGAAAATTGTGATGTATCTTTCAAAGCATATACGAAAAAAGGAGAGTTGCAAATTTTAGGCATAGCTGATTTTGACGGATTTTATAAACGATTCATAACTTTAGGTGCAAAAAAGTATGCCTATGATGATGAGAATGATCAACTGCACATTACAATAGCAGGAGTCCCTAAAAAGTTAGGAGCAAAACTGTTAGGAAAAATTGAAAATTTTAAAGTAGGTATGCATTTCATGATAGGAGCTGATGGAACACTAGAAGAACGTCAATCATGGAAAAAACGTTTATTGTATAATGACACAGATAATTTTGACATTAACATTGATGGTAACACACTGCACATTGGAACATATATAGCGATGGAAAGAACGTCATATGAATTGTCAATTACAGATGAGTACGAAGAACTTATTTCTTCCCTGAATGATCAAGAAATATATGAAAAAGATGATGTTTGGGGTTGACAAATTATATAAAACATGTTAAGATATATATGTACCGGATAGAGGGGTTCAGATAATAAAATACAGATTGTCACGGGTGAAACCGCTGTATGTTATTTACGAATGATAAACGGTGTCGGAACTTCTCTATTGCAGGTACTACAAAATATAAATAAAAGGAGAATAAAAACATGAGTGCAAAAGTAATTAAAACAAGTGAAGGTATGAACGCAAGAAAAGTTCTGTCTTATACCTCAAGAAATGATGCTATTCCTATGAAAGAGTTAGATAAAGGAACTATCATTCCGTTTAAAGGGTATATTGAACAGGAAATTGTAAATGAATCTACCGGAGAGGTTTTTAATTCATTACTTATTATTTCTGAGCCGGACGAATCAGGATATGATGCATTATATGCCACCAGGTCGGAAAGCGTAATGCGTTCTTTATTTGATATCATTGATACCCTTACTGGTATGGGAGATACAGACCCGTTCTCAGTTAAGGTTGATAAATTAAAAAGCAAAAACGGGCGTGAGTTTATCACTCTTAGTCTTGCTGATTAAAGGAGAATAGAATATGGCGAAATATATTACAAGAACAATTGTAACGTATAACACAAAAGTTACATTTGTAATGAATGGTCAGATTGATACATATAAGTTAAACGGAGAAGTTGGAAAAAAGGAAGCAAAGAAAATTCTTATCTCAGTATTCGGAAATAATGATATTATTATTGTTTCCTGCGAAAAAGAGGAAGAGTCTTCCGCAGTGTACAAGATGCTTGAGAAAGATTTTATTGCCATGGCAACAAAAGAAAGCACTTGTTATCCTATTTAGTAATAAGCCCCTCTGGTTAGGGGAACCCATTCTTCCCTCCTTTCCTTAAATAGCCACCGGAATTAAAAAATTCCGGTGGCAGTTTTTATTGACAATTCTATATGATCGTGGTAAAATAACTATATAAACAAGGAAGGGGGTGGTTCTATTGAAATAATAAAGGACAAATTTTCAAGATAATAGAATAGCTACAAATAAAGGATAAAATCCGAAGTAAAGATTATTTGTTACTAGTTTATAATCATTGAAAGTTTGTATATAAGTAACTGTAAATTTCATTTTATATCTTCCGATGCACTAACTATTAAACAGTCTAATAGATTCCAAACAAACACTCTGAATTAAATTACCCGTCTTCTCTCGACGGGTAATTTTTTTATTTAATAAACTCAGTAAAAGCTTCTCGCGCCTTATAACTCGAAAATCGAACAATATTATTATGATACATTTTTTTCATTCGCTTTTTAAAACGATTATCTCCGTCAAAAATGCAATCGTCCGATAGGTCCTCTTTTCTTGCGGCGAGTGCGAAATTATATGTCAAGTCAGCAGTTTCATTAACATAGTAAAATCCTAGGCCGTACAAGTACCTAATTGAAAAATATTTATTGCAATACTTAATAGTAAACAAATAATCACCTTTTAAATTAGGAGATTTTAAAATCATAGTGTTATCATCTTTTAAATATTCTTTTTTTGTTAATAGCTTAGTGTAATCAGATTCAGAAAAAGATTGATTAAATGTACTTTTTAAATGGGCATCTGCGGCATTTTTGTTAAATCCCTGTTCAAGAATGAATCCATTTCCCCGATAAAAATTAGTTTCTATATTTATATCACGATTTATACCAAAATGATCATAATAGGGGTTATTTACATCAATTAAGTTTCCTGTTAATATCAGCGGTAAATATCTGCTCTGCAATCCGCCACCCCTGGCAAGTGATGTATGAATAGAAAAAACTCTCTTTACTTCATCTTTCACATAATCGCCGCTTTCGGGCTGAAATTCATCAAGCCAGATTCTTGTAACATTGTTAAACACGTTTGAAAAATTTCTTATATCATCGCTTGAATTAAGCGCAGTGCTATAACCGCATAGAAACCATTCATTTTCCTTTCCCCGAAGTCTAATATAAATGTTGTTAAACACTCCTTTAATACCTACTTCTTCTTTCATCTCTAAATCAGGATAATAAACTGATAATGCGCTTGGAAAGTATGCCATAAAAGAAACCGCTTTTTCAAGCTGATATTTTTTCCTCATTAAAATACAAAACAATTCATTTTTTGTTAAAAATTTATTTAGAATATATCCCCCGAACCATGTTGTTTTTCCAGCGCTACGGTTCGATGTTGAAATATACGTTTCTGGTTTGTTTCCATTTTTATCCATTTTTGATAATAGTAAATTTCCGCTATAATGAATTTTATCATCTGATATAAAATGATTATATTTTTGCAAGTTCATAGTACACACCTCTTTACATATTTTTATATTTATGATATATTTATATTGTAACACATATACAATTAAATGTAAAGGTGGTGAATACATGCATAGTATTGGCGTGGCATTAATCTTTAATTTAACAGATTTAGTGACCGGTTTAATTTCAGCAGTTAAAACAAAAGAAGTGCAATCAAGCAAACTGCGAGATGGAATTTTTAAAAAAATTGGTTTCTTAATCTGTTATTTTTTAGCATTAATGATTGATACTTATGGCAGTGAAGTCGGTTTTGTTTTGGATGTTAAGTTACTTCCGATTGTGCTTGGTTTTGTGTGCCTTACAGAAGTAGTTTCAATTATCGAAAATATTTCTAAAATTACTGACATTCTACCAGAGAAACTATTATCAATTTTTCATATTTCAAAGGAGGATAACAACAATGGCTGATACAAGTTTTGTTAGGATTCCTGAAACGATTGCTATTGCAATCGAGGTTATCAATGGAGCGTACGGAAACGGGGAAGACAGAAAAAAAGCGTTAAAAAGAGCTGGATATGATTATACAAAAATTCAGCATTGTGTGAATAATCTGCTTCCTATCTGGAACAAATATAAGGAGTGATAAAAATGCCAGATGAAAGAAAAATAAGTCCCTATGTGGTGGCCGCAATGTGCGGTTGCTGGGCGTGGGAATCCGGCATGAATCCGGGCATCTGGGAGTCTCTCATTCCGACAACGTGGGATCATGAATATCAATATGACGGCATCGGCGGTTTTGGTTTAGGTCAGTGGACTAATGTTGGAACTCCTTATGGCCGTTGTTATAACCTACATACCTGGGTCACTAGTCAGGGTTATGCTGATGGCGATATCTACGGGCAGTTAAATTTTGTGTTGCATGAAAATTACTGGACAGCGGCAAATTCTGTGATGGGGTATAGCAATTTATCTGAATTTTTGTCATCAACAAGCACGAATTTACCGTTACTGGTAGAGGAATTTCTAGCATGTTGGGAAGGTGTTCCCGGAAATAAATTGACTGAGCGTATTGCATATGCGCAGAACTATTACCAGTTCATTTATGATAATAAATCAGCAAGCCCTTCCTCATGGAAGCAGACGTCAGGAAATTTCTATCAAGACCCTACCGGAAGTGATGCACATGCAAACGTAATGTTAGTTTACTGGTGGGCCGGAGGAGTAGAACCAGAGCCACCGGGGCCAACACCAGGAAATACAGGAAAAAGCATGCCAATTTGGTTTTTTATGAGAAGAATCATTTAAGAAAGGAGTAATAAAAATGGCAGTATCAACAAAAGAAGATTTAGTTGCTAGAATTAGCGCAAGTTTCGGAGAAAATTTAAGTGATGATAATATTTCATTGCTAGAAGATTTATCAGACACTATTGATTCATTTTCAGATAAAGAAGATTGGAAAACAAAATATGAAGAAAACGACGCTTCATGGCGTAAGCGTTACAAAGAACGGTTTGAGGGAAAAGGGGATGATATTCATGATGACGATCCCGAGATCGAACATTATGACGCACCGACAAAGTTTGAAGATTTATTTACTTTAGAAAGCGAGGTTAAATAACATGGCAAAAAGAATTGCGCAGAGTACACTTAACGCAAGTACGATTGATATTTTGAATGTAATTCGGCAGAACGCCAGCTATGATTATCAGCAGAACGTTCCTGTAGTAGAAAAAACAACGCAAATTCCTCAGGTGGGGGAAATTATTTGCGGAACTCCGGCATTAGCGAATCAGTTTTTAAATGCGTTAGTAAACCGTATTGCATTGGTGAGAGCGCAGAGCGTAACATTTAATAACCCTTATTCACGATTGAAAAAAGGATATCTTGAATTTGGTGAAACTGTTGAAGATATTTTTGTAAGTATTGCGAAAGTAATTGATTACAACCCTGATAAAGGAGAAGGAAGAGAGTTTAAGCGTTCTCTTCCCGATGTGCGTAGTCAGTTTCATATCATGAATTGGCGCGTTATGTACCCAGTGACAATTCAGGATGAAGATTTACGAAGAGCTTTTTTGAGTGAGCAGGGAGTAACTGAGTTAATCGCTAAAATTGTAGAATCTGTATATACTGCGGCTGAATATGATGAATTTCTTCTGTTTAAATACCTGATCATCAAAGCAGTAACAAAAGGTCAGATGTACCCGGTCGCAGTTGATAATTCTGATATGAAAAATTATGCAACTGCTTTCCGTTCAAAATCCAATGCAATCACTTTTCCGAAAACGACTTACAATGCGGCATCGGTTAGAAATAATACTCCTCGTGAAAGACAGGTTATCTTTATGGACTCCGATTTCAATGCAAAATATGATGTTGAAGTTCTAGCCGCCGCATTTAACATGGACAAAGCTACGTTCATGGGAAGCTTGTTTTTGATCGATGATTTTACAACGTTTGACAATGAACGTTTCGCGGTTATCCGTGATTACTCCGACGGTATCGAGGAAGTAACTGATGCAGAGCTTACGCTCATGAAGGACGTAAAAGCAGTTTTGCTTGACGAAAACTGGTTCCAGTGCTACGACAATATGAATAAATTTACTGAAAAATATGTGGCATCTGGCCTTTACTGGAATTACTTTTATCATACATGGAAAACCATTAGCTCCTCTCAGTTTGCTAATGCGATTGTTTTTGTTGCGAATACTGCTACAACAGATCTTCCTGCAACTATTACGTTTGAGGTTGTCGACAAGTCCATTTCCGAAACCGCTACAGTTCTTTGTCTGGAACCTCAGGTGGATGGAGCTACATTAGAACCGCATAATGTTCAGTTAGTTCAGACTGAGGCCGCAACAACTGCAGGAATCGGAGTACAGAAATATGGTGCCTTGCTAATTCCGGCTAGTGCCGTTGCTACAAAATTAACGCTTGAAGCAACTGTAAATGGAACAAAATATACCGCAGGAACTAAAATTGATGGCTCCGCTAACGTTGGTGATACTGTTGTTTTTTCAAAATAAAAATATGGGGGATTTATAATCCCCCATAGAAAGGATTTTATATGTTAGATATTGATAGAAATATAAATTCTCAGTTATATTATGTAAGCAATATGTCTTATATAAATGATATCTCTTCCGAAATAAAAAATAACTTTATAGATATATTCACAAAAAATATCAATGCCCCTGGTAGTTGGAGTCTCAATATTGAACCTGGTGAATATTATTATCGACACCTTTTACAGCCGGTTGAAAGTAATAATTGTATGTTTTTTATTACGCTGTTTGGAGAAAGTTCTGAATATCCAATTTATAGTTATTATGCACAATCACCATTACAAGGAACTAGTTCATTTAATAGTATTCCATATCATTTTATTGTAGATAAACCGATTACAATTAAGATTTTAGTATACAATAACTCGGCAGATTGTAATATAAAAGGTTTCATTAGCATTAAAAAGAGGGTGAAATAATGTATATACCACCGAACAGTACCATAGAAATATTTCAAGATATTGGATTATCTAGTAATTATGATAACGCATTATATTTTAGCACAACTACCGCTAAAGATGCATATTTTTCAAATATCGGAAAAATAGCAACTTTAACAAATTTCTCCTATGTATCACAGCAAAAAGGAATCATTAAAATTGGAACTCCGATTGCCAATCTTCTTTCAGCGGGATATTTACGATACAAAAACACATCATATGAAAATAAATGGTTTTATGCATTTATCACTAATATTGAATATCGTTCAAACGGCATGACGGAAATTCATTTTGAAATTGATTACCTTACAACGTGGATGGGAACTTTTCAGTTAAAACAATGCTTTGTCGAGCGACAGCATGTGACAGATGATTCAATCGGCGTTAATATTCTTGATGAGGGGGTAAACTATGGAGAACATGTGATTGAAGGTATTCATGATTATACACTCACGGGAACGTCATCGTTTAACCCTATCGTTATTGTGACAGCGGCTGAGTCAGGTGGCTCAGGTGGCGGTATTGCAGGCGGAGTTTACAGTGGATGTGCAATATCTGTTTTTGTGACAGCTGAATCTGCCAATAATTATATCAATTCTTTAATTGACAAAAATAAGGCAGGTAATATTGTTAAAATATACTCACTCCCTGCTAAATATGTAGTCCCCGGCGGCACTCCGATTGAAGATCGCTACAAAGAAACTCACACAAATAATAAACCTTATAATACACTCGACGGATATGTTCCAAAAAACAATAAATTGTTCTGTTATCCCTATAAATACGCGGAAGTGAGCAATGGGGAGGGAGACAGAAAAGATTACAAATATGAATGCTTTAATACAGTACCCGGAAACGCAAGTAGCGGAACATATAGTTTCACGGAGCAAGCGTCCTTTGGGGCATCAACTCAGGCTCTTTTTATGCCGATTAATTACAAAGTTCAGTCCATGTCAGGAAATGGACAGTTAGAAATTGATGAACGAGTCAGTTTATCAAGCTTCCCTTTGTGTGCTTACAACATTGACACATACCGCGCATATACTGCACAACAAAATACATCCGCGCCGAATAGCCTATTCAACAGTTTCACAAAAGGGGCACTCAGCGGCGGAGCCGCGGGAGCTGGCGGAGGTATCCTTGGTGCAATCGGGGGTGCAATTATGGGTGGCATTAGCAATAGCATAGGAAAAGTTGTTGATTTATTAACTGTTAATACTATGCCTGTTGAAATGGGGACAAGAAATCAGGGAACACAGGAAAGTGATTTTCTGCTTGCCACAAAACAAAAGGGTTTCAGAATCTACGAAAAATGCATTACAAAGGCGTACGCAAAAGTAATTGATGATTATTTCACAGCTTTCGGCTACGCGGTACGTCGAACTGCTACCCCTAACATGAACGCTAGGCCGCATTGGACGTATGTAAAAACTACAGATTGCATTGTCGAGGGAAATTTACCGTCTGATGATGCACGGAAAATTGAAAATATTTTCAATTCAGGATGTAGATTCTGGAAAAAACACACGGAAATTGGAAACTACGACCTTGATAACAGCCCGTCGTAAGGAGGTGATATTGCTTGGGTAAAAAGAAAAGCTATTTCGATGACTCTTTATCTCTTAACATGAGATCGTATGGTCAGTATCTTTCCATTTTGCGACAAATTTCTATTAGTATGTTTGAGTGGAAAAATCTACCTTCTAGCGTTGATAGCCGCTATATTGAGCAAGCATTATTTTATAATGCAGGAGCAGTATATTTCAATGACGAAGTAATTGGCAATCTTGCACTAGACGTAGTATGTAATGGAAATTTTAACGTTTATGGTGAACCTATTAAACGGGTGGCGTATTCTAAATACAATAATTATCGAAAATCATTATATGATACTGACAGTGTTATTATATGGAATAATATGGATAGGACACCAACTTTTCCAACAGTTGAATTATTTGCACAGAGACTGTACAATCTAGACAGAATCATTGATGTAAATGCCAACGCTCAAAAAACACCTACTTTGTTAAAATGTGATGAGAGACAACGACTAACACTGCTAAATGCATTTAAAGAAATGGATGGCAATAGTCCCGTAATCTTTGCTGACAAGTCGTTTGATGAAAACACTGTTATTTGTTTAAAAACAGATGCACCTTTTGTATGTGATAAAATTTATGATTTAAAAACAAATTTATGGAATGAAGCTCTTACTTATCTTGGTATTCCATCGGCAAATGTTATGAAAAAAGAAAGGCTGATTAAAGATGAGGTTTTAAGAGGTCTGGGCGGAACTCTTGCGAATAGATACTCACGATTATCTGAACGACAGCGAGCAGTAGAAAAAATCAATAATATGTTCAAAACAAATATTGAAGTAACCATCAGGGATGAAATTGACGACCTCGGAAAAATAGATGCAGGTTTAGATACTCCTATGTTGGGAGGTGAAAATAATGAGTAAATACACAACGGAAGTGAGATATATCTGTGAGCAAAAAGCAGGATTAAGTGAAAGCGTCGGATTTAATAATATTAACTCGGTACTTGAAAAATCATGGGATAAAATTTTCACAACTAACTGGGAAATTTTCGACGAAAGCTATCGAAAAATTCTCTGTGAAAAAATCTTGAGGTCGTATTATACAAGAGAAATTTGCGCGGAAACTGCGGGTTTATGGCAATTGTGGCTTGATGCTACTTTGTGTGAAATTATGCCTACATACAACCAATTATACAAAACCACTGTTTATGAATTTAACCCCTTATACAATACAAATATAACAACAACCTTTACGAAAACGACAAGAGGAACCGATACTAAAAGCGGAAGCACAACTAATTCTAGTACTAATAATAAAACGGATGATTACGAAGAAACAAATGATCGAACAGTAACGGATTCCGGAAAAAACACTGTTAAGGGAACAAGTGAATATAATATAGAATCAAGCAATAATGACAATTTTAATGAAACAAATAAATTTAACGATACCCCGCAAGGAGGAATTGCTGGTATTGAATCAGATAAATATCTTACTGACATTCGTATGATTTCAAAAACCGACACCGTAACTAATAGTAGCGATGAAAATGGAACAAGTACTACAGAAGGAACTAACACAAATACTAACACAGATAAAGGGACAAAGACAAATAAGGGAACAACGGTGAATACGGGAAACTCCAGTGGAACAACAGCCGAACAAGGAACAAGTGAAACAACAGAAACGTGGACAGAAAATGTAATAGGAAAAAATAATAGTGAAAATTATGGACAACTTTTGATTGAGTTTAGGAAGTCTATTATCAATATTGATAAAATGATAATTGATGAACTAAATCCATTATTTATTCAATTATGGTAGGAGGTTAATATATGGATAAAATTTTATATACATGCGGTGCAAAAATTTTACCGCTCACATATGATGATAGCCTTAGTTATTATGAGCAGGTATGCAAACTCACAACTAAAATGAATGAAATTATAGACTTTATAAATACAGGTGCAAATGAAGCACTTAAAGAATATATTGATACACAATTTAATAATTTAATTATTAACGCTATTTATAATGAAAACAAAGAAACTATTACTCTACAAAAAGACGTAAAAAGTTAAACTCGTGTTTTATTATATAATTAGAAGGAGACAAAATATGAGCGATGTAAAGCAATTTAATGTTCTTGGACAGATAGCTGATATAAAAGATGTTATCGCAAGAGAAAATGCTATTAAAGCATTAAATAAAATGTCAAATTTTGTAAATGTTGTTACTGATTGTGGCGCTGATAATACAGCGCAAACGGATTCCACGGAAGCAATAAAAAAAGCTTTTGATATTCAAGATGCTTTCATCTATTTCCCGAAAGGAAATTATTTAATTAGCAGTACCATTAAAGTAAAATCTAATACCTATGTCTTTGGCTACAGGGCATTGATTCAAAGTGCTACAAGTAACATGGTTTTCTTTATAAATGATTCTAATGGAACATTAGGCGGATATGATGCAAATACTTTTATTACGTTTGATTCATTAAGATTCAGAAGCTTGAGAATCAATCAAACAATTATTAGCATATGTCATTGTTCTGATATTCGAATTTGCAATTGCACTTTTGAAAGCAAAATTGCAAACAAAGTAAAACAGGACTGGCATTTTCTTGAACTTATTAGTTCTAAAAAAGTTTGGATTAGTAATTGTGTATTCGATGCTATTACAAGTTTTTCATATGAAATGATTCAGTTAGATGCGGCCACAAATTATGGTTCATATCCGTGGTTTGGCCCTTACGATAATTCTCCATCAACGGAAATTACAATCGAAAACTGTAACTTTTCGCACCCAGAAAAAATTGACTATTACACATTAAGTTCAGAAGATACCGCAATTGGCAATAGAAATTCCAATGAAAGCGCTCCTTTATATCATGTTATTATCAATAACTGCCAGTTTAATAACATAAAAAATATTTTTCGATTTATAAACTTAAATTACAGTATTATTTCTAATAATGTTGCGAATAATTGCATGAGCGGCTTTGCTTTTATCGCTAACCAGACAATACTTAGCACGCAAATTATCAATAATACTTTTACAGGAAATAGAAATGATTTTGTTGATAAAATTGATACTGCATATGGACGCGGAATATCAATAGGAATTAAAGAAAACACCCCCTCTTCAAATAACACTATAACTGGAAATATAATAGATAATTTTGCATCATATGGAATTTTCATCAATGGAAAATATACAAATATTTCCAATAATATTGTTACTTCTTGTGGATATAGCGGATTATATACCGACTATGACTGCTTCAAATGTTCCATTCACGATAATACTGTTTTAAATAATGCAATTATTGACCAAGAAAACCATGATATTGTTATAAATCACGGCGCTTCAAGTAAATTGACTGAGGGGGGAGCCAATGATATTTATAACAATAAATGCGATAGCATTAGAGGAATGCTTACAAACTCAGATAATACAATAAAAAGCAGGGTATACAATAACGTATATAGTTCTATTGAATATCCTACAAATTTTGAATATCTCAATATGTACGGAAATATTAAATATACCGGAAATAGCGGATATTATTACAAGTCAGAGGTATTAGATAAAAACAATACAAGCAATGGTTCATGGAATACAATTTCCGCATTTACTTGTGACCACACATGTTTCATGATTATTACTTTCGTTGCAACAATCAATGCAAACTTTGAGGGTGCCGCGACAATAAGACTCAGAAGTGGATTTAATACTAATCTCGCGTATCAAACTTCCGAAAGTAGTAAAGCTTCAACAACTGGCGGCCCTACATTGACAATTATTGCAAAAGTAAATGCCAATGAAGCTATCTACGGCGAATTATTCTTTGTGTATGGGGGCGGCGGGACAAATATCAATGGAATTAGCACTTTAACAGCTGTCGAATTGCCTATACCTCTTGAAAAAGATAATTCTGCATTTGTATTAAACAAAAGTAGTAATATTCCACCAGCTATTAAATTGCCTAAGAATATATAGAATGCAAAGTTAATTCTGAATCAGTATTACCCCGAAAGTAATAATATTCCCATTGTTAAATAGAAAGGAGGGCACTGCCCTCCTTCTATATTATGCGAATACATATATTGTTAGTATTAATATTACAAATAAATCAAATATGAAACATGTAATCAAAAAATCTTTCATTGTTTAATCATCTCCTTATACTAAAATAATAATCTCAGAAGTGAATACCTTAAAGTAATCAACTTCCATTTTTAATATTTCTTGTGACTCTGACGATTCATAAAAAGCAATCCTTTTTTTCCGCGAAACAAGTTCTTTTCCAGTTGCTTGTACTACTGTAATACACATTTTTTTATCGAAGTTGCCGCATGCATATAATAAATCTTGCACTGTCATTTTTATTTCCTCCTTTTAAATTGCCAGCATCCTACCAACTAATTCAATCCCATTATCTTTAATAGTTTTTCAAAGTCTGCTACGACTTTCTCAAGTTCTTTTTTCAAACTGTTTATAATATCTGCCGTTTCAAGCACATCACGGATAAGCGCCATACCACCAACATTATAAACGCTCGCAATCTGTCTCGTTCCTTCTTCCTCACAGGTAGCCGGTAAAAATGCAGACAATCGGTCAATCACTTCGTAATCCTTATCGCTTACTTGTTTTCCGATGAAGTTCTCAAATTCCTCTTTTATCATAACTTCGTCCTCCTTTAAAAAAGCTATATCTCTTGATGCTTTAAGTATACCACAAGTGCACACCTTTGTCAACACTTTCTTTAAATTATCAATTCATCATTTATGTTATCACTAAGAACCACCCATACTATTGACTAACATTTTACATTAACAGTAACAATTTCTATTACCAGCAAGAATCTCCGAAACATATCGCTAACAATTTTTATTAACACCAAACACACATCACAATTCGAACGTATGTTCTTGGGGAAGCAAACTTCTGCTTTGCATTCTGGTACAAACTTT